CAGTGATCGGAGTTTCCGTTTCCACGGTTAGGTGCGCAATATTCAATCTTCTTTGTTCGTTCCGCCTTTTCGGGTTTTGATATGAGAGCCGGTGAGCTTCGACATGTTATTGATATTCAGGATTCGGTGAATTCCGCCGATGGTCAGGGAGGGTGGACCCAGGTTTGGTCCAACGTGTACTCGAACGTCCGGGCCGCAGTATGGCCCCTACGAGCCACGGAACGCCTGGAATCTATGAAGCTGGAATTATCCACAACCCACAAGATCAGGATACGCTATCGGGAAGGGATCAAGGCGGACATGCGGGTGAAGTTTGGGACAAGGTATTTCAATATTCAGTCAATAATTGTTCCTGATGAAAGACGGATCATGTGCGAAATGCTGTGTGAGGAAATAGACGGGGGGAGTTAATGTGGGCACTGCTTTAAGCGGGAGAGACAGCGTAGAAATACTTAGGGTATTTGGGCTTGATCCGAAAAACATCAAAGCCGTTAATTTCAGGATGAGTGTTAATGAGATTGCGGAGTTAACCGTAGTCTACATAGCTACGAAAGAGCAAATTAACATTACAGGGTTATCTGAAGTTATAAAACGGTACAAACTTGAGGAAATAGAAGGTGAAAGTTGACTGGCGGTTCACTAATGAGGTCCTGGCCGAAGTGGTTAACCCACTCGACGATATCTGCAAGAGGGGGGCTGAACTAATTCGCGATGATGCTATTCGGAATGCCCCGATCGGCAAGTGGTCCGCACCGGGAAGATCCGGGGGGCAGGTTACGTCGGGGACCGATCATCTGGCCGACCACATAAAGGTTGTTCGATCCGATTTTACCGATGGGGGTTGGATCGCAATTGCACAGGGACCCGATGATTACGACGTTTACTACGCCAGCTTCGTGGAATTCGGGACCCCCAAAACAAGACCGGGATACCCGGAGCAACCATACATGAGACCAGCAATCCAAAGAAACAGACCCCGAATTTTCCGTATGTTTGAAAACTATTTGGACTCCGACGTCCACTTGTAAGGGATTATGGGACCACTAATTACCGGAATCTATACAAAATTTACTGCGGCACCCGCCAACACCTTTTATACGGCAGTGGGAGGTAGAATGTACACCCGGTACGCACCCCAAAATACCCCGTTTCCATTTGCAGTATTCCGGATTGTGTCGGGTATTGGGGATTGGAATTTTACCCACGATTTTGATGAGGTGGACGTTCAGTTCAGTCTATTCTCCCAATCGACGTCTGAATCCGAGATAGGGACGCTACTCACCAAACTCCGTTCCCTATATGATGATGTGGAATTGACCGTGGCTGGATACACGAACCTGTTTATGCAGTACGATCAATACTGGGCGCAGTTTAACCCGGATGAAAACATTAGACAATACGTGGTGCAGTATAACTTGCTGCTTCAATCATGATTCCGGAAATAGTTTACTTTCAGACGATTACCGCTTGCAACGGCCATTGCCGATACTGCCCGTTTGATGACGTTTACGGGGACCGGGAAGTTCAGTCAATGAGTTGGGAAATTTACGAATCGGTTCTTCAGTGGCTGGCCGGTTTCGACTACGACCGCAGGATAGGGTTTCTCCTCCACTACGAGCCCACACTGGACCCCGAATTGGGGAAGCGATTGGAAATGGGACGGGAGATCCTGCCTCGGGCTAGGTTCGAAGTTGCTACCAATGGAATAACCCGTGACCCCGTTTTGGACAAGTTCGATACCATAGATTGTGTCCCGGCCGGATCACGGATTACCGCAACGTCCAGAGCCGGAAATTGCCGATGGACCCCTGAGATGAAAAACCGAAACAAACTGGCTTCGGGTTTCCCCTGCCCCGTTCCGGTGAATACGTTTCCCGTGGCCGCCAACGGAGATGTCCTCCTTTGCTGCCAGGACTGGCGACATGAGGTGGTTGTGGGGACGTGGCGGGACCTGGACGGCGCAAGGGAAAATCAGTTGAAATTGGCCCAAACGGATTTGGAAATCTGCCGGGATTGCATGGCAGGAAAAACGGCTGAAGAGGTGGGGGATCGGTTGGGAAAGCGTCATCCATGAAAATACTGCTGTCTAATTTCGCATTATCGCAAAGAGCCGGAACCGAGACATGGGTTGAAACCATGTATGGTGCGCTTAGTGATGAGCATGACGTTGACGTTTACGTTCATACCTATTCAGCGCAAACCATTCTGCCCGTGGAGGCCGATAAAGAGAAAACCTATGACCTAGCCTTAATTAACCATGCGCCGTGCCTCAGGGAGCTTCTGAACTGGGATATAGGCACGCGGGTTTATACCTGCCATGGGGTTATTCCAGAAGTGGAAAAGCCGATACCGGGTGCGGATTATTACGTGGGGGTCAGTGAAGAAATTCAGTCGGCGTTAAACAGTGCAGGATACGACTCGGACATTATCAGGAATCCTATAAACCTTGATGAATTCGTACCCGAAAGACCTGTTAACAGGGAATTACAAAACATTCTGTATTTCAACAATAACCAAACGCTGATCGGGCTGTGCGCTTATGCCGCCAGGGGGTTCAATTTTCGGGTAGTTGCGGGGCACATGGAAGAAGTGAAACGCCACATTAATTGGGCTGACCTGGTGATCGGTACGGGTCGATGTGCTTATGAGGCTATGGCAATGAACCGCAATGTCCTGGTGATTGGGGTCCACGGATGTGATGGGATTGCTACACCGGAAAGCTTAGTCTGGTTCAGGCAAAATAACTGCTCAGGGAGGTTTAATTCGCTATTCTGGAACAGCGAACAGATAAGGGCGTCTTTCAATTCATACGATCCTGACCTTGAATTGAGAGAGTACATCAAAGAAAACAACAATGTTGAAAGCACGAAGGAGTCATACCTTGGCTATGCAAGTTAGTATCATCATTCCGATTATCAGACCGGAAAAGGCAAAACGGTGCATCGAGTCCATTAAGAAAAACGCCGGAATTCCAGAAACCCAATACGAAATAATAACGAAGGAAGATCACGAAAGGATCGGTTGCCCCAGAATGGTCAAGCGGTTGCTTGAAAAAACAAATCATGATCTGGTTTGCTTTGTTGGCGACGACACTGTTATGGAACCGGGAGCGTTAAAAACTGCGCTTAACGAAATGAGTAAATTCCCCGGTGGGTGGGGACTCGTTGCATTTGAATGGGATCACCCGGTTAAAGGTCATAACAACAGTGCCCATTTCATTATTCACAAAAAGTGCTTGGATTATCTGGATGGGGAACTATTTCACACCGGGTACACGCACTCATACTGCGATGACGAGATGCGGGAACGCCTCAACGAAATTGGCCGATACAAATACGCCATGGGTGCGAAGGTAAGCCATGACCATCCGGCCATGGGGGGTGATTATGACGATGACTATTCAAGGGTTTATCAGATTGATACCGTAAGAGAAGATCACAAGCTTTTTATGACACGGAAGATTGAACAGGGTAGGCAAAAATACGCCATTGGATTCCCGATTGTCGAGTCAACGGTCCCGGTTCAGTTTATGGTGTCGTTCATGCTCATGAGTAAGCCTGATTACACCTTGATGCTCCCGAAGTTTCCCGTTGGGTCCTTTGCCGGGAACATTGCCGATGCCAGGAACAGCCTGGTGGAACAAGCATTGAAAGAACGATGCACTCACTTATTCATGCTGGACACGGATCAGGTTTACCCTGTTGACTGCCTTGAAAAGCTGATCAGCCACGGCAAGCCGGTAGTTGGTACTCCCGTGCACAGACGGTGGCCTCCGTTTGACCCTATCCTATACCGGGGGGAGTTGGGGAGATACAAGCACGTATCTGATGCGGAGTGCTACTCCGGTGGACTGGTTCCAGTGGACGCTACCGGGTGCGGTTGCATCCTTTACGATTTACGGATTCTTTTCGATATCCCCTCCCCATGGTTTGAATTGGGGAAAGCGCCGAATGGGGATTTTGTGGGCGAGGACATTATGCTGTGTTCCAAAATACGGAGGAACGGAGTCCCTATCTACGTGGACACGTCCATTGAGATAGGACACATGACCACGTATGAGGTAAACCGGTCAACCTATGAATTGTTCAAAAAATTGAATGACTTTAAGTATATGGAGGCGGCATGAAAAATGACACGCCATTCATGGAAACCATGCGGGTGATTAAGGAATTCCTGATTTCACGCAAGGTCGGAAACGTACAAGTGAATTGCTTTAAAGGCAACATCTCCACGGTCAACGTGAATGAAACTATAAAATGGAGCGATAAAGAAGCAAAGAAATAAACATCGGGATACTCCTGAACAGGAAGCCCTCTAATTTTAAAGCTCAGATCAGGGCTTTTTTTATGCTCAAGGAGGGCAAACAATGGGATTCAAAAAAGGTAAAGATTGTAAGGTGACGTTGGGGGCCAATTCAGTGGTTGGCATGGGAACCTGGAGCTTGTCAGGTATTACCAGTGATCAGCTTGAGGATACTGAATTCGGGGATGAGTGGAAAACCTACGCATTTGGGATGAAAGACGGCGGGCAAATTACGTTTAACGGTCTGTTTGATCCTGCTGACACCACAGGTCAGGATGTTCTGAAAGCGGCCAACCTGGACAACACGAACATTACCAACCTGAGACTGTATGTTGATAATACGTCATATTACACGCCTTGTGCCACTGCTGGATACTGGAGTCCGTCTGACACGACTGGTAATGACACCCCAGTGAGTCACGTCAACATCACGTCTTATGACATTTCAGCGGATAAATCCGGTCTCATGCAAACGTCCTTCACCGCAAAGGTGAGCGGATGCATGGTATTGGTCTAAACCCAAATTACCCTTTGACGCCCCCGGCGTAACCGGGGAACGGAGGAACCAGTTATGCCATTCGTATTTAACAAACAAGACCCAAACCCGCCAGTAAAATTCTACCTAGACGAAGACAAGCCCGAGGAGGGCCATGTTCTAATCCGATCCATCACTGCCCAGGAAATGGAGGATATCCGCAAAAAATGTACCAAGAAGAAACCCCCGGAGTATAGACGTGGGGTGAGGTATGAAGTGCCCCCTGACGTCAATGAACGTATGCAGGGGGAATTAATGTGGGATTCGATCATTGTAGGGTGGGATGGAATAATTGACGAGAACGGCAAAAAAATTCCGGTTAGTAAGGAAAATAAGATCATGTTTATGCGAAACTGGTCTGCGTTTGCTACGTTGGTTTCCAATTCTCTGGAACAGCTTACCGAAGACACCAAGACGATCAAAGAAGCCGAAATAAAAAACTCAACGAGCTCGCAGAAAGGGTAAGGGATAAACCTAACTGCGAGACGTGTAGGAAGCTAAAGGAGGAGCGCGGGGAGCTACCGGATTGTGAAAGGTGTCTTCCCGATCTCAATCCATCCAATTACAACGCCTGGGTGGTGTATCAGGTAGTTCAAAACCAACTAATTATGTCATTCGGGGGGCCGGTTTCCATAAATCAAGTAGCAATTTGGGAATTTCTGGACCGGTATGAAGTTCCGAACCCAACGGATGTATTCGAAAAAGTAATAGCGGTGGCATCGGCGATTATTCATGACATGAACGAGGATGCCGCAGCCGAACGGGAAGCCAAAAAAACCGCTCGGTAGGAGAGCAAAATGCCAAAGGCAGGAACCGTATATGTGGATGTGAGATTGGGAACCGATAAGCTGGCATCGGATCTGTTCGCTACCCACAAGAAAATTGAAGACTCAGCCAAGAAGATGGAGATGCAGACACAACAAGTGTTCCGACGTCTTTCTATTGCCGGTGCTGCTGCATTCGCGACTATTTCCGCAGCTGCTACCAAAATGGGGAAAAGTCTGCTAGAAGTTGGCATCTATTCCGACCGTATGGAAAAGAGTTTGACTGCTGCGTTGGGTTCCGCGACGAAGGCTGCAGAAGCTGACCGGTTTCTGGTCCGGGAGTCCGAACGTTTGGGTCTGGTTTATCGCGACCAGATCGATTTGTATAAACAAATGGCGGCTGCTGCCAAGGGAACGTCCATTGAGGGCGAGGGGGTCCGGGAGGTATACACGGCCATTGCCGAAGCGGCCACGGCACTCCAGTTGTCAGCCTACGACACGGAGGGTGCAGTCCGAGCTGTCACTCAGATGATTTCGAAGGGGACAGTACAGGCTGAGGAACT